CTTCAGAAGTAAATAAGCTGTCTATAACCTTACCTATCTCACTTATGACTCCAGTAGTAAACCAATTTAAAATCTTTTTCATATATCTTTGTATTCTTCATAAGCATCAAAGCAAGGACAAGATTTCGCTGCGAACTGTGAATGCCCGTGAATAGTTACATCATCTCCATAAATAGACTTTAATGTTGTAAGTAAATTAAGAAGGCTCTTTTTTTGCTCATCAGTTCTTGTGTCTTTTGCTATCCATTTACCATCCTCTCCTCTTTCAGCTTCTACTCCTCCAACATATGTAATCCCAATGCTGTCTTTATTTTCTCTTTTCGTGTGAGCTCCAGACCTTTCAATCGGTCTACCAACTTGTGTCAGTCCATCTAAACTAATTACATAGTGATAACCAATATCAGACCACCCTCTTTTTAAGTGCCATTTTCTTATAGTATCAACAGAAATTTCTTTTCCCTCTTGTGTAGCTGTGCAGTGTACTATTATTTTATTTATTTTTCTCATAGTCTTTCTTTCTTTTATATCCCTCATATATCTTTTGAAATGTATAAATTATAGAAGCAAGAAGTAATATAATCTTTAAACTGTTTTCAACGTGAGAAAAGCTAACCATAAAAGTTATGCTATTGAATAAACCTAATTTAAAATCATCCATATTCATAACTTGATTCTATCTAAAAACCTATTCCAGCTTACTATACAGAAAAACTGAAACGACTCTAATTTGTTAGCTAAATATCTTAATAATCTTACCATATTTTAAAATTTGTTTGTTTGATAATCTATCCCATAAAAACTATGAACTCCATTACCATCAGCAACTGCAACAGCATAAGACTTCCAACCATAAGGGTGGTCTTCTAAACCACTCCATAAAACGTCAATATGATATTTTTTACTAAATACTGGAGCTTTAAGTTCTAAACCATTAGAATCATATTCCCCTTCTTTAAGAGTTATATGACTAAGTTTAACTACACTATGGTTGTGAGTAGGGTATTCGTTCCCATCTTCATCTATTTCAACACCTAAAGCCTTTATTTTAGTGTCTGCGGTTGTTTCGTCTTTAAACTGATATTTGCCTACTTTCATAATTAATTTTTTACCTTATTATGTAAACGTTTAAAACCTATGACTTTAATAATTCAATTTCTGCTTTTAGTTCTTTTATAGCCTGTACTAATACTGGTACTAGCTTACCATAGCTTAACTCTAGTTTTTCTGGGTTTTCGTCATATACTAATCTTAAAGTATCATTGTCTAACTCCTTAACCTCTTGTGCTATAAACCCAAAGTCTTTTTTACCTTTATTAGAACTAAAAAATTCTTCTCCATCTTTGTTTGTTTCTGCTCTGTTATTCCATACAAACTCTCTAGGTTGTAAAGCATCTATAAAAGCTAATCCATATTCTAAGTCTTTTATTTCTGATTTATCTCTTTCGTCTGACAAAGAAGTTATAGAAGTAACAGCACAGCGTAAAGTTGCTACACTTGAATTGCCTAAAGTAACTTCATTAGATGCAGAGTTTGAGCTTTCTATCGCAGAATATCCTACATTTGTAATATTAGAGCCTGTACCCGTTCTACCAGTTGAAGCTCCTAACGCTGTTCTTTGGAAACCCGTAACTGTTGCATCGTCAGCTTGATATCCTACCGCTGTATTTGATGCTGCAAATGTTTGATTTTGACTTTTTAGAGCTTCAAAACCAATAGCGGTGTTTCTATCTCCACTCGTTTCTGCACCTAAAGCTCCAAACCCAACAGCAACATTATCGTTACCATCAAGGTTAGCATCCATAGCAGTTGAGCCTATAACAACATTGTCATTACCAGTTGTTAAAGCATTTGCTGCTCCCTCTCCTAAAACTGTATTATTTGCTGGGTTACCACTTAATCCGCTTGGAACGTTAGAAACATAAACAGAAGAACCATCTACTGCACAGTCGCTTAATCCATTTAAGTCAGAAGCTCCGCCACCACCTGTTAAGTTAGCTGGTGTTATTCTAACATTGTCTGTTCCATCATAACCTACAACGAAATCCACATCAGAAGTCGAAGTTTTTACTGTAAATTCACTAAATTTTTTATTTGCCATTTTTTTTTATTTTATTCTAAAGTTATATTAATATCTTGTTCTGTAAGTAAATAATCTCCATTCTCTGCTAGTACCTCAAAGAAAGGTGTAGGGCTTGGATTAGCATCATCATAATAAATACCTCCCCATCCGTCTTCTTCTGGCAATCCCCAGTAAGTAGTGTCATATATTTTACCCCAGCTCATATTTTATTTTTTTTATTCTTTTTATTTAATTCTTCCTTTAATGACTCATCAATATATTTCTTTAGTTTGATAAGGTTTGTTTCTTTTACTTTATACTTCATAAAACCCATCCGTTAAATGTTGTGTCTGTATCTGGGCTAATATCCTCATTTGTGTTTGTGTTATACTCTGGAAACAAATTATCGTTAAAAGACAAATAATCTACCATTCTAGTTGAGTAGTAGTTAGCGTATTCCCTAGCTTTAGACACTAAATAATCAACCTCGTTCTTATCTACATTCTGTGCAGTTTCGCTTGAATGCTTAAATACTCCACCGTTTTTTATTTGATATGCAGCAAAAGGAATGTAATTCATTTGAGCGAACCATATTAAAGTTGGTTGTATATATGAATTTGTTAAGGTTAAATAGTCCCCAGATAAATTACCAGCTATAATATCAGCTCCTATCTTGTTGTATAAGTCTGTGCCTAACAAGTTCTGAATGTCAATCTGCTGGGCTACCTTAATAAATTGTATAAACTTATCAGTATCTACATTGCCATCAATAATAGAATTTTTAACTAAGTCCGTTCTGTTTATAAATAATGCTGTTGCCATATTAATTCTTAAATCCTATTTTATTCCAATAAGCTGCTGTATAACCTTTATACGCCATATCCTTAGGAGCTACTGGTACTTTTTTAGCGTTTGCCTCTGGTTTAAACCCTCTTGACCTTGCTTGTGTAGTTCCTATCTCACTTCCTAAGCCCTTATCTCCATCTTTTCTAACATAAGTCTTTCTAAGCCATTTATGAGAGCATCTAGCACCACCTTTGTATAACCATATAGAATAAGTACTTGAGCCACCTTTACCAAAACCAGCATTTACTGCTATTTCTTCCATAGCTTCTATATCTTCTTTTCTGTAAACCTTTTTAGCTCCTACCATTTTAGAACAAAACTGTCTTGATGTTGATTTAGTTCTTTCTGGGCTATACTTATAACGAACTAAAAACTCATTGCCTTTTTCATCAGTTTGTTTACTTGTACCATCTTGTTCGCTCTTTCTATATGGTGTTGCTTTGCCTGTGCTTACAAATTCCCATAACTTAGCAAGTGTACTCTTTTCTTGTGGTTTATTAAGGTCTGATATAACCTCATCTAATCCTACTTCTTCATTATAGTTAACTTCACGCTCATCTATTAAATTAAAGTCGCTTAAAAGCTCTGATTCGTCTTCTCCTAAGTCAATTAAGGCATCTGCTATTGCTGTTCCTACCTCGTCTGGTAATTGTTCGCTTAATTTAACCCCAGTTTCTTCTTCTTTTGTTTCTTCATCTTCTACATTCTCTAAATCTATAAATTGCAAAGGTTGTAGTGTCTTAAAGTATAATTTTAAGCTAATTTGATTATAAGCTAGTATTCTATCAAAAGCATCTATTAATAAATGTTGAAAAGGTGCTATAACTAAATTTTGCATTAATATAGAGGCAGTCTTTAATTCTTCTGCATTGTTTCCTAATCCTGTGCTATCTTTAATACCATAAAGCATAGGAGATACAACTCTATGTCCTACCATTATCTTCTCAGTAGCTTGTGAACTTACATATTCATAAGTATTGTGAGCATCACTAATTGGTAATGTTTCAACAGTCGCTGCTGCATCTTGGTTGTCGTTAAAAGCAAGTATAAACTTATTACCTCCAGTTCCTGTAAACTTTTGAGCTATTCTGTTTTCTAAGTTTTGTCTTTCTTCGGCATTTGGAGTTCCGTTATTAAACTGGATTAGAGTGTTAGGACTGAAACTTCCTTGAACGTTGTTGAGGTGGAAGTTTGATACTTCGCTTTCTATCTCACACCATTGTAAACAACCTGTATAGTCTGGACTTGAATAATATTTGTACCCAGCTCTGTAAGGCTTAACGTATATAATCTCTATATTCTCGTTACTACTTCCAAAAGATGGTATTCTCTTTAATTCTGTTCTCGGTTTTACATTTGACCAATCATCTGAATAAAAATAGCCTTCTATTTCTCCTTTTTCGTTACATTTCTCAGCTCTTAAGTTTTCTACTGGTATATGAGCAACTTTAGCTATTGTCTTTCTATCCTTTGAGTAAATAATCTGCATTGCACATTGTCCCATCAGCTTTAAATCAAAACATAGCTTTTGAACACAATCCTTGTGAAACATTGTAAGCATTTTAGCGTACTGTTCTGGTCTTCTATTTGAATCCGAAGCATCTAAGCCTAGTCCGTATATTTGCTGGCTAATAGCATTTATAATAGCGTTGTTTGTTGGACTATTCTCATAGTTAGAGATTAAGTGCCCAAAGAAATCATTATCGCTACCATAAGCCACCCATTGCTTATTAGATTTCTCTATAATCTCTGGGCTTGTGTAACTACTTAAATTTACAATTCTTAAATCATTCATATTACTATATAATCGTTATCAAAACTATCCTCTGTGGTGTATTCTCCATCATTTACAGAATAGTAATCGTTATTTACTTGGTTAATTGTTTGGTCTGTGCAAAATACTCTGTCTTTGTATATTACAACAGTTCCATCCTTTACCTCAAGAGTATAAAAATCTCCCTCTGTTAAAGTACCAAAAGCGATAGTAAAAGCCATATAATTACCATCAGTTGAAGCAGTAGGAGTTTTAGTTATTAATGCACCTGTGCTTTCGCTTGTTAGTTTTACAGTAATACCACCATCAATAAATTGTCTTGGAATTACCTTAAAAGCCTTATCCCCATTAGTTCCTATTAACTTCATACTAATATATAAACAAAACTAAATTATTTTGTATTGTATAGAAATAAAAAAAGCCCTCCCAAAAGGAAAGGCTAATTTTAAATATAAATAATATATTAAGCTGGGTCTATTGAAGTTGTAGAACTTACATCTGGAACAGTACAGAAGAAAGGAGGGTCAACTTCCATTGCTACTGCTGTTAGTGTAAATCCTTGTAAATCTCCAGCTGCTGCACCAGAAACAATAGTTCCTCCAGTGATTTCAGCTCCGTTAGTTTTACCTATTAATAAGTACTTAGTTACTCCAGCACCATTTGGATAAAGTTCAGCTACATACTGAGCACGTCCTCTATTTAGAAGTTTAATCTCCTCTTGAGTTGCTACATCTAACACTTGAAAAGTAATGTTTAATGTACTTTCATAAAATGTAGTTCCGTTTTCTCTAGAAGATGTTACACTTGTTTCTAATGATGTTTGACCACCTTTTACTTCAAACTTGAAGAATTCAGCAGAGTCATCAGTCGGTAATGTTACAGTACCACTACTAGGTGTTAACGCAGCAATAGCAGCATTAAAATCTAAGATGTAAATATTTTTAATTCCAGCAAAGGCAGTTTTACATCCTACCCCTCTACCTTTTGTTATTGCACAAGCCATATTTTTTTGGTTTTAAATAAAAAAGGGTAGGCAGTTTTGCCCACCCCTTTAAATCAGTTAATTAGTAATTAAGAATATAGTACGATATCTCCTCGAACTCCGTATTGTACCCCAGCAGTGTAACGCATAACTACACGCACATTTTGAGACCCATCAGAATCAGCCATATCAATAACTCTTACCTCGTTTCTGTCATCTAATAGACCAGTTCCAAAGAACAAGTTCGACTTCTGACCTAATATAGCTTTGTTGTTTGCCATACCTTTTGCCACAAACATATTGATACCTTCAAAAGATAATGCACCACCATTGTACCACATTGTCCCCTTACCATCAACACCATTGCTTCCAATAGTAGCAGCGAAACCTCCGAGAGCTCTAATGTAAGCTTGTGCGATGTTTGATGAAACGAAAAGTGTTAAATCTTCTTTACCAAGTATATTTGATGGGGCAGCATCTACAATTTTGCCTAATTCAGCGATTACGTTAGCACTAGTTACAGTTGCTTCTGCAACGTCAGCACCACCATCAGCAGTTAGTAAAGCGTCAAAGCCATCAAAAGACCCTTCTCCAGCAGCACCACTCCATATAGAAGTTTCAGTAGCATTAGCAACCTCTGCAGCTACTCTTGAAATTACATAGTCAGAGAATAATGGAGGAAGTTCATCAAAAGAACTAAAACCCATTTCAGCAGCTTCCCAATCAGCGTGAAGCTCTTTCTTACAGATTTGTAAGTTTACTTGCAATTCAGCTGGTGTCAATACTTTTTCAGTTAAAGTAAGTCCAGATGTTGTAGCATCGAAATCACAATCAGCAGAACGTACTAAGTTTGAGAAAGTTCCTACTTTCATAGCAGCTTTATACTTGATGTTCGGTAAGATTGTTACAGCTCCAGCATCTAATGTTGAAGCAGATAATAGGGCAGCACCTAAGTACTTCCCAGCAAATTCTCCAGCATAGCTAGAGTTAGTAATCGTTGGATTAGCCATTTAATTTAATTTTAGTTGTTAATTATTTTATTTAATACTCTATCAAAAGTTGATGGTCTGCGATTTTGTGCAAACTTTAAACTTGATTTGTTTGTTGAACCAGCTTCTGGATTTGCCATAATAGGCTCTGCGGAAGGCTCATTCAATTCTTCTTGTACCTCTTGTGGCACTTCGTTTAATTCGTGCTTAGATAATTCTTCTGTTAATAAGTTTCCTAAGTCATCAGAACTCATTTCTTCTTTAGGCTCTAACATTGCTTTGATTTCTTCAACAATATCTCTAACCTCTTGTAGTTCTTCTTTTGTAGCATAGCCCATTTCTTCTTTTTCTTCTTCTTGAGCCTCTACTTCTTCAACTTCTTCCTCTACTTCTTCTTTTTCTTCTTCTTCTCTAGCTTCTTTAATTTCAGCTATAATACCTTCATCAGATACTACTAAAATTCTTCCGTCTTCTAGTTGGTAATCTCCAACTGGTAATGCTACTTTTTCATCATCAGTAACAATAAAAACTTCGCTTTCAGCTTCAAAAGAATCTGCTTCTATAACAGTTCCATTCTCTAACGCTTGTTGTTCTAGCTTAACTTCTTCAGATAAGCCCACAACTTCCTTGATTTTACTAATCATATCATTTGTATTCATATTAATATATAATGGTTAAAAATTAATTTTGCATTTTCAAACGTTGCCAATTCCTTGAGCCCTTAAACTTCCATCACAACATTTAGTTTTATAAGTGTTGTCTTTACATAAACAACCACCTCTGCGGCTTCCTTTTGGACTTGTCTTGCTTGGTGTTATAAATTCTTTAGTTTTGTTTTTCATTTATATTATTTTATTGGTACACAGTTAGGAACTTTCTTTCCGTTTTTCATTTTCATTCCGTATTGCTCGTAACCATCTTGACAAGGTGCTTT